GAAGAGCGATGATTGTTCAATCAAAACTTGGCAAAAAGAAATACAGAAATGTATGGGTCGGTAGTGGTTGGATAAGTTTAGACTCAAATGACAGACTAACTTTTAGAGAGGCAAAATACTAATGAAACTTACTAGAAGAGAAAAGTCTCACTTAATAATAGCCTTAGGCGAACTAATAAACTTAAGGCTATTGGAGAGTGAAAGATTTATCAATGCTCCTAATAAAGAATTAGATGCATTCGATATTAGTGAAAAGAAAAGCTATAGAAAAGAGTTAAGAGAATTGAGTACACTTCAAAAGAAGATATATGCTCTTGATTATCTAGACTTTAAAAATAGTAGGAGGAGTAAATGAGTAGACTAAAAGATTTATTAATTGATGTGGAGAGCCATTTAGGTTCTCTGCTCAATGAAGATGGATTGACGAATGATCAAGCATTGAATGTTATTGAACAAACACCTTTCGTGGTCGGTGGTCAAACATTCAAAGGCAATTTTGTTCGACAATGTGCAGAGCAAATTCTTAACGAATGGTCAGTTGAGGATTTATATTACAAACCTTTTCTAGAAATATTTAACGGAGGACAAAATGAAAATAAATAAACTAGAATTAAAAAACATCTCTTATTACGAGAGAGGGAGTGAAGAAACTCCATGCTATAATGCAACAGTATATGTCAATGGCAAAAAAGCAGTTGAGGTATCTAATGATGGTCGTGGTGGAAGTGATAGACAATTTGCCTATCCACAATTCATGGAAGAATGGGATAGCCACATGGTAAATTTGTTACAAACTCTTGATGAATATTGTGTCAAAACATTTGGTACTGAAAAAACTGATTGGGGAGAGATCGAATATGATCTTGAGCATTGGTGTCAAAAAGAAATGTATACTGCTCAAGACAGAAAGTTATTAAAAAGAAATATGAAGAAGAATGTTATGTTCTTTGAGAATAAAGAAGATCTTTCAAAGGGTAAATATTACATGATTAAAATTCAAAATAATATTATGGGATTGATCGCTTATATAAAAGATAAGTATCCTCAGAGTATTATTTTAAATGACATGCCATTTGATAAAGCATTAAAAACTTTTCGTAAGGAGATTGTTTAATGAACGATGTACAATGGTTAAAGTTAGATGTAACTCTTCCACATTACATGGAGAAAGTATTGGAAAGATCAATCGATCTAGGTAATGAAGACGAGTTACAAAGGTTTCATCAGTTTAGAAACGATGTAGAAAAATTAATTGATCAATATTATGGAGGAAATAATGGGTAGATATTATCATGGAGATATTGAGGGCAAATTTTGGTTTGCAGTTCAATCAAGTCAAGATGCAGATTTTTTTGGAAGTGAGGGTACTGCATCCCATCTTCACTATTATTTTGATGAAGATAATAAAAAAGATGTCCATAAAGGTATTCTTGAATGTGATAGGAAACTGCATAAGTATAAAAAACTTTTAGATGAGTTCTTTGAAAGTCGAGAGGGATATAATAATAAAATGCTCCAAGACTTCTTAGATGAGAAGATGCATCCTCATAAACATACTGAGGATGGTATTAAATATTATCTAGAGTGGTATGCAAGAATGCATCTTGGCAAAAAGATTTATGATTGCATTAATGAGAATGGAGTATGCAGTTTTGAGGCAGAATTATAGGGAGGTAAAAAATGGCTAGAAAATATAAGAGAAAAATACCAAACATAACTCATAATGGTATAATAAATGTTTGGGATTATGTGTGCTTTGAAGAGTATCCAGAGGAATATGGTAAAAGAATTTATCTAGATATACAAGCATTAGTAGATGCATCTGAGCATGAACTTCAAAGTAATAAAAAATATAAAAACTTTGAAGTTGAATCTCATGGTGTAAAGAGGTGGGGGTGTTAGATGCTCAATCATCTTGATCTATGTAGTGGCATTGGTGGGTTTGCTCTTGGATTTAAATGGGCAAACCTATCCAAACCCATAGCATTTTGTGACTTTGATATACCATGTCAGAAAGTGTTAGCAAAAAATTTTCCAAACGTACCAATATTTAATGATGTAAAGGAGTTAGCAAGTGACCCAACAAAATTTATTCAACAACCAATCGGAATCCTTAGTGGAGGATACCCATGTCAACCATTCAGTACAAGTGGCAAAAGGCTTGGATCAGAAGACCCTCGACACATCTTTCCGTACATCCATGAAATTGTTAAACAAATTAGACCCTCTTACTGTGTTTTCGAAAACGTATATGGGCATGTCTCCATGGGACTTGACGAGGTACTCTTTGCAATGGAAAACCTTAACTACCAAACGAGGACATTTGTTGTTTCGGCTAGTAGTATCGGAGCGAGACACAAACGAGACAGAGTGTGGATCGTCTGTAAAAACTTGGGCGACTCCTACTACCATGGATTATCTACCACCAAGATCGGCAGAGGCAACGAAGAGATTGCAAGAGGGAGCAAGGAAAGGTCGGAAGAGACCAAGCAATCTGAGAGAACAAGTCGATCCGAAAACAATGGAGATGTATCCAACTCCGACAACCAAAGGCTTCGGTCATGCATCAGAGGGTCAGACAATGATCTTCAGAAAGAAAGTGGAGAGGGGGGAACTGACAGAGACAGAGGCTCAATCTATGATGAATGGGGTAACTTTAAGACCACCGAGGATGGAAGAGTGGAAGTTTCCAACTCCGAATTCTGGTCAAGTGAAACATTCGTACAATGGCAACAATCAGTATTACGAAAAGCGATTGAAAGATGGGAGACAGATCGACCTCACAATGAAGATGTATCAAACGGAGGGAGATGCGAGACTAAACTGCGATTGGACAGAGTGGCTAATGGGGTATCCTATTGGATGGACGAGCCTAGAGGAATCCCAAGAATCACAACCGAACAACAAAACAGACCTCAAAGACTAAAGATGTTAGGGAACGCAATTGTTCCTCAACATGCCTACCACATCGGATTAGCAATAAAGGAGGATATTAAAAATGGGTAGAGATAGACTTTACACGTTTAGAAAGATAGATCGTTTACGAGCATTGTATGAAAGACATTGTTATTTGTTAAAGATTCCTAAATACACTCTTGATCGAGCAGAATACAATGGTGTTCTGCTTGGTATCGATCTTGTCTTGGAGGTGGATAAAAGCATAAAAGACTTTGAAGATGATATCAGAAGATTAGAGGGACTTACTAGGGCAGACAAAGTAAACATACCAAAAGGTCCCAAACAGAGAACAAGAAGACAAAAGGAATAATCCGTGCTAACATTTAATGTGAAAGGAAGAACAATGGACAATGGTCAAGAAACAACATACCTAGAACCACCACCTATGATCCAGAAAAATCAAATGGATTGGGACATGGCAGTTGAAAAAGTCGCAAGAGTTATTAATGACACTTGTAACGACTATGATAAAAAAGGACATCCATATTATTCTAAATACTTAAGAGAAGCATTTCAGAGAATAATTAAGGGGTAGTCATGTTCAAAGCAATTATAGTTGTTTGCTCCATTTATGCGACACCAAATTGCATAGAGATACATGATGTGGTAAGACCCGATGGATACGCAACCAAGACAAGATGTGAGGCTAGGTTGTCTCAGATGATAGAGATGCTTATGCCAACCTTAATTTTTCCTCATACCTTGACGATGAGTTGTGCAAAAGATAAAAGAGTACAGACATAAACTTTAACGATAGAGGGAGTAATGAACAAAGAAGAATGGCAAGAGAAATATGGTAGTGAGTGGCAAGACGCAAAAGTAAAAGAACATTGCTCTGCAAGATGTCCTCGATGCCAAGGAGTTTTAAGAACAGTAGAAATACATGGACATACTCAATGTGTAATCTGCAAGGCAGTTGTTGATGAATGTTGTCAAGGTCAACAAAGATGAGTGATAACATTATAAATTTTGAAAAGATTCTCAAGACAAAACATCCCGTAAAGAAAGTCTGTGACATAGCATCAAAAGAATTTAGAGAGGTTATGCTCATCGGAGAAGATAAAAATGGAGAGTTGAGAATGATTACAACATTAGATCACTATGCCGACATGTTGTATATGATGGAGATAATTAAAATGGGAATAATAACAAAGGGAGCAGAAGGACATGAAGAAGAGTAAATCAGAAATTTATTTGGAGGCGAGTTTAGATTCTGTATCATCTTACATTAGGGGGGAACTTAATTTGGAAGAGGCAGTAGAAAGACTTGAACAACTCGGACACAACAAAAAAAGTGCGATTAAAGTTCTCAAAGACACTCATAGAAATAACGTCTTCAGTTTTCAAACAAAATCCAGACTTGGCGATAGTACAAGCGAGGAGGATGTGGGAGATGAGCAAACCGATTGAAACTATCAGTTTTATGTGTGGGATAGAAATACCTACCTTAAAAATGTTAGCAGTTGGTTTGGAGTGGAAAAGGATTAAGAGAGAATGGTGGGAAGTGCAATGGTTTGGACCTTATCTAACAACAGAAGAAATGAATCAATGTCAAGAGGATTGGAGTTCTCAAAACTACAAAGTCGCACCAGACGAAAATGAGGGGAGATATAGAAATAAATACACAATTAAAAATTCGGCTGCGTCAACTTTATCTTGGATAGATGATACTTATACATGAGCAAAAGTCAGAAAAGAAACATAAGTCAGACAGAGCATAAAAGAATCAAACGAAAAATTTTTAACGATAAAAAAGTTAGAATAGGTTGTCAGTTTGTTCTTATAAACTTGTTGGGTAAAAAAGTTCGATGTGGATACAATGAAGATGCAAGTCTATTAGATTGGCATCATCCTTCTCCAGGTCAAAAGTATAAACATGATAATGGTAAAAGATTATCTGTTGCAGAAATGATATCGAGAGGATTGAGTAAAGATTTGATAGAGGCAGAAACAAATAAATGCATTGTGTTATGTAGAAAACACCATGCAGAAGTTGAGATGAAAAAGGGGGGAAAATAACATGGAATTTAAATATAAAACAATGCCATATCAACATCAAAAAGATGCATTGATGCACAGTTTTAATAAACACAACTATGCATACTTTATGGAGATGGGATGTGGTAAGTCTAAAGTTCTGCTCGATAACATGGCATGGCTAAGATTACAAAAGAAAATTGATACTGCAATTATCGTTGCACCAAAAGGAGTGTATCGAAATTGGGAACTAACAGAAATTCCAAAACATTTTTTAGATGAAGTAGAGCATGAAGTATTTACCTGGAGAGCTAATCCAAACAAAACTCAAAAAGATGATTTAGTTAGAGCGACAAAAGATAGATCAAAGTTTAGGATACTTTTAATTAATGTTGAAGGATTTGCTACACCAAAAGTAAAAAAATATACTGAGGCTTTTATTAAAGACTCAAACTTTTTATTAGCAGTAGATGAATCAACAACGATAAAGAATCATCAAGCTAAAAGAACAAAGGCATTAATTAATCTTGGGAAACAAGCAAGTTATAAAAGGATACTGACGGGTTCTCCCGTTACGAGATCACCAATGGATCTGTTTTCTCAATGTTTGTTTATGAGTCAAGACTTGTTAGGGTTTGATTCTTATTGGTCTTTTCAAGGTCGATACGCCGTCACTAGAAGACAGAAGATGGGCGCTCACTCTTTTAACCAGGTTATTGGTTATCGAAACTTAGATGAGTTAGCACAAAGATTAAAAGCATTCTCGTTTAGAGTTACAAAAGAAAATGTATTGAAAGATGTACCACCAAAAATTTATACAACTAGATATGTTAACTTATCGACAGAACAGTTAAGTCATTATCAATCAATGAAGAAACATGCATTGACAGTGGTCGATGATGAGTTGGTAAGTGCAACTGAAGTCATGACACAATTAATTAAGCTGCAACAATTACTTTGTGGATTTATTGTGACGAATGATGGAAAAACAATAGAAGTAAAGAACAACAGAATAAACTGCATGTTGGATGCTATCGAAGAGATGAGTGGCAAAGTTATTATTTGGGCAAGGTTTAGGCATGACATTGTTGCTATAACAAATGCTCTTAGAAAAAAATATGGTCATGCATCTACTGTAAATTATTACGGAGATACATCTGAGAAAGATAGACAAGATGCAATTTTAGGAATTGAGAACGATCCAAGTGTAAGATTTTTTGTAGCCAATCCTCAAACGGGAGGCAGAGGTTTAACCTTGGTCAAGGCAACAAATGTAATCTATTATTCTAATGATTTTGATTTAGAAAAACGGATTCAATCTGAAGATCGTAATCATAGATCGGGTCAAACTAATCAAGTTGTCTATGTTGATTTGATAGCAAAAGGCACGATTGACGAGTATATTGTGAAGGTTTTACACAATAAAATTGTCTTGGCGGGCAAGGCGCTAAACGAAGAAGCGAAGAAATGGTTACAAATTTCTCCAAAAAAAGACGATTAATTGCTGAAAATTATAACAAAATACTATATATGATAAGTGAGAACAACAAACCACAAGGAGTAACAATGAGAAAATATAGAACAGTGGCTATCCCAATAGATGTTTTTGAAGAACTCAAACAGATAGCAAACCAAGAGGGAAGATCTTATGCAAGACAGATTTCTTGGATGATTAAAAATTATTTTTCAAAAAACATTGACAAGTAATTACTATTTATTATATCTTATTTATATCTTAAATTGCTCATAAAATTAAGATAACATTTAAGTGTCCTCGGTAGGTTTCTCCAAATTTTCACCTACCGAGGTTTTAAAGCCGAAGGGCATAACTTTAACAAAGGAGGTTCAATTATGAACGAGTTATTTGAAACGATGGCTGCCGATGCGAGTGCGTTTGATAATGTTAACGCAAAAAAAGGGAGTGAATTATCCTCTCTAATTCGTAATAGTCAACAACTTTCAAATCAAATCAAAGAAGCCGAACAACACCTTAAAGATCTTAAGGCAATGAGGCATAAGGTAGATACAGAATCTATTCCTGCAATGATGCAAGAAATGGGTATGGACTCTATTACTGTGGATGGTAATAAAGTTCAGTTGAAACCTTTTGTTCATGCAAGTATTCCTTCAGATCGAAAAGGAGAGGCATTTGATTGGTTAAGATCAATTGGAGAAAGCGACATTATTAAGAACGATGTCGTTGTTAGTTTTAGCATGGGAGAAGATAATCTTGCTAAATCTATCGTTGCCGATCTCGAAGAGAAAGGCGTTAATCCAAGTTCAAAGACACATATACATCCAATGACTTTGAAATCTTGGTTATCAGATCGTATCAAAGATGGAAAAGATGTAGATCTTGAAATGTTTGGTGCATATGTTGGTACAACTGCTACATTTAGAAAGGTATAATTATGACAACACAAGTAGTAGAAAAAAAGAAAGCAGGTCTTCCTGCAAATTTGATAAGTGAAATGGCAACCGATTCTGGCTTGGGACTATCTAACGTAACGGCAGATGATATGCAGATTCCTTTTTTAAGGATTCTACAAGCATTGTCTCCACAGTTAGTTAAAACTAATTCGGATTATATTAAAGGTGCAGAACAAGGAGATATCTTTAATACTGTTACCCATCAAGTATGGAAAGCAGATGAAGGTATTGTTGTTGTACCATGCTATTTTGAGCAAAAATTACTTGAGTTCGTACCAAGATCTCAAGGAGGTGGTTTTGTACAAGAGTTACCAAAGAATCATCCAGATGTTTTAAATGTTCAAAGGGACAAAGAAACAAATATGGATATCTTACCAAGTGGTAATGAACTTGTAAGAACGGGACAACATTATGTCAAAATTCTTAATGAAGAATTAGGCTTATTAGAACCTGCTATCATCGACATGAAGAAAACTCAAATTAGAAGATCAAAGATTTGGGTTACACAGATGTCAATGCAAACGATTAAGTTGCAAGATGGTACATCAAAACCTGCTCCTATGTTTGCCAATAAATGGAAACTGAAAACAGTAGCCGATGGCAATGACAAAGGATCTTGGTATTCCTGGCAAATAGAAAAAGTTGGGATGGTAGACTCTATGGAAATGTACAATGAGTGCAAAGAGTTCCATAACAGTGTTGCATCTGGAGAAGTCAAAGCAACGGCAGTAGCCGATGAAATTGATCAAGCTCCTTCAGTTAATGCAGACGAAGTGCCATTCTAACTTTATAAAGAGTTTCGGGTGGGGGTTCCTCCATTTTCATTTTACCTCCACCTGAAAGCCATTTGCGAGGATTAATTAATGGACAATGGTCAAAGGTTTATGGATGCTTTTGAGGGATTCTCAGAGGCACATGGAGAGACAAAGATTTCCCAGGAAAGAAGACAAGGGAAACAAGCGGCAAATTCATATATAAAAAGAACTCCTTTAACATTAGAACTTATCAACGGTCATCTACAAGGTGGACTCGGTGTTGGTGCTATCCCGATTAACGAGGAGAACATGTGTAAGTTTGGTGCATTGGATATCGACACATATCCTATTGACCATGTTTCATTAGATAAAAAATTAAGAAAATTAAAAATACCATGCATTGTTTGTAGAAGTAAAAGTGGTGGAGCACATATCTTTTTCTTTCTTTCAGATTGGATGAATGCAGGTGAATTTAGAGATAAAGCATCAGAAATTGCATCAGTTATTGGATTTGGTAACTGTGAGATATTTCCAAAACAAGAGCAGATATTAGTAGAGCGAGGAGATGTAGGTAATTTTATAAACCTACCTTATCATAACAAAGATCAAACCATGAGGTATGCCTTCAAAGAAGATGGAGAGGTTGCCACATTCGAAGAATTTTTAGACTTAATAGACAAAAGAAAAGTCAAACCAAATACATTTTTTAAATTACAAGTAGGAACAAAAAAGACAGAACCATATCCCGAAGGTCCACCTTGTTTAAATGTCATGGCATTAAACGGCATTGGAGAGGGCGCAAGGAACATGTCTTTGTTTAATTATGGATCTATGTTTAAGAAAATGGATCCCGATAATTGGAAGGCGCTGCTTGAAAAATTTAACATTGATTATTGTACGAGTCCCGTATCGGCACAAGAAATTGTTCAGATACAAGGTCAGTTAGAAAAAAAAGAATATTTTTATACATGTAATCAAGAGCCAATCAAATCACATTGCAATAAATCTTTGTGTAAAAGAAGAAAGTATGGGATTGGTGCAAATGTGGATACAGTAGAGATAACGGGTATATCGATTGTTAAATCAGAGCCAAGAGTGTTCTTTGCAGATTTAGATGGTAGACGATTAGAACTAACAAGTTTTGATTTACAATCACAATCAAAGTTTCAGATTGCATGTTTAGAACAACAAAATTTTATGCCACCAAAGATCAAAGAAGGCGATTGGCAGATTTTAATTAATGGATTATTGGCAGAGGCAAATGAAATAGAAGTGCCAGAGGAACTAACATACAAAGGACATTTCAATCAACTACTTGAATCTTTTTGTTATGGCAGAGTACAAGCACAATCGGCAGAGGAACTTTTAATTGGTAAGCCATGGATTATGGAGGGGTTAGTTTATTTTAAAATAGATTCTTTCATAGAGTTTTTAAGACAAAAAGGTTTTACACAATATTCAAAAGGTCAAATACAAGAAAGAATAAAAGAAATAAATAATGGCGAAAAATGTAATAATGTTAGAAACTTCAAAACAACAGACGGAAAATTTAAGTCGGTTCGTGTTTGGTGGGTTCCAGAAATAAAAGAAGAGGTTGAAATACCAAATGTAGTGTTTGAAGAGGAGCCTCCGTTTTGATAGAAGTTATCGTATCTTTTTGTATCGTTTTAGTAGAAGAGGCAAGACACAAGGGTGGAGAGTCTATTTGTAACTTTTATAATCCTGGTATTGTGTTTGAAAATAGAAAGCAATGCATTAAAGAAAAAAAATTAATAGAGGACTATGTTGTAGAAGAGTTCTGGAAGATACGTCCAGAGGCAGTAAGAATATTTGCGAAAGGAGTATGCACACATGGCAAACGCACAGGAAGAAATAAGGGCAGAGACAGAGAATGAAACTGCTATATTCGGGCCACCAGGCACGGGTAAAACAACGACACTTTTAAATATTATGGAGGAGGCTATTGCTGATGGTGTTATGCCACAGAGAATAGCTTTTTTATCTTTTACAAGAAAAGCGGCACAAGAGGCAATCGATAGAGCTTGTTTAAAATTTAATTTAGATGAAAAATTTTTTCCTTACTTTAGAACACTACACTCTCTTGCTTTTCATTGGGTAGGCATGAAATCAGAAGATGTAATGAAAGCTGCCGACATGAGATTTTTAGCAAAAAAATTAGGTATAGTTTTTAAAAAAGAGGGTAAAATTAATTTAGAGGATGGAGATCTTTTTAGACCTGGGACAAGTGAAGGAGATAGATACTTTCACATACTAGCGATGTCTAAATTAAAAGAAATAGATTACATGAAAGAATTTGATATGTTTGGGGATTTAACATTGGACAGAGCATATATGCCTGTGGTTGCAGAGGCATACGAGAGTTATAAAAAAACTCACAAAAAAATAGACTTTACAGACATGCTTTTAGAATTTTTAAAACAACAAACGGGTCCAGAGTTAGACTTATTAATTATAGATGAGGCACAAGATTTAGTTCCAATACAATGGAGAATGGTCAAGGAATGTTTGTTACCTAATTCTAAAAAAGCATATTATGCTGGGGATGACGATCAATGTATATTTAATTTTACGGGTGCAAATGTAAATTATTTTTTGAACTGTGCTAACAATCACATTGTTTTAGATAAATCATTTAGAGTTCCATATGCGGTTTATCAAACTGCAAAAAGTATAATAGAAAAAGTTCATACTAGAAAATTAAAAAAATACAAACCAAAAGAAGAAGAAGGTTTGGTTTCTTATTATTATGATGTCATGGACGTAAATTTTAATGAAGGAGAATGGTACATATTAGCCAGAACAAACAGAATATTGTTTGATGTCTCTGAGAGACTTAAAAAAGAAGGATATGTTTTTTGGAAAGAGGGTGCTGGTTGGTCAATATCAGAAGAGGTAGTTAGCAGTATAGAGGGGTGGTTAAAAATATGCAAAGATCAAAGCTTAACTGTGCATCAGTGGGTGCAGTTTTCAAAAAGAACAAAAAAGGGAATGATAGAACATGGTGGAAAAAGAAAGATAGAACAACTAGATCCAGGCAATACATATACGTTAGACGATTTATTGAACAGCGATTTGGGTTCTTATCTAAATTTAGACAAAAAAATGATGTGGTACGATGTTTTAAATATAACGGAGGCTCAAAGAATATATATCACTGCGGCACGAAGGAGGGGAGAGTTTATTCTAACAAAAAAACCTAGAATAAGAATATCAACCATACATAAGGCAAAGGGTGGAGAGGCAGATAATGTTGCATTAATTCTTGACTGCCCTAAAATAATAAAGGAAAAAGGAGATGAAGACAGCGAACATAGAATCTTCTATGTTGGAGCAACTCGTGCTCGTAAAACACTTCACATCGTTGAACCTAAAGATAAGAATGGATATGAACTATGAAAAAAGACAGAGACTATTTTTTAGCAGAAGCTCAAAAATTAATTAAAGGTCCCAGAGCAAAAGATTATGGGCCAGTAAAAAAGAATCATCAGAGGATAGCAGATATATGGACTATTCTTTTGGATAAAAAATTAAAAGAGCCAATTACACCAGAGGAAGTTGTAGCTTGTATGGTAGGTGTTAAAACTGCTAGACTAGCAGAGGACATAAACAAAGATGATTCTTGGATAGATATTATAGGATACGCTGCACTAGGAGGCGAAATAATTAATGACAAGTGAACAATATCACTTAAACGGATTTAATGTTATTGATCAAGACATAAAAGATTTATCTTGGGGTAACATAGACTTTGACTGGTCTCCTCCAAGTGACTTTCCAGATTTAACAAAAGCATCAAGAATAGCCGTAGACTTGGAAACAAGAGATCCTAATTTAATAAAGTTAGGGCCTGGATGGTGTAGAAAAGATGGATACATTATAGGAATAGCAGTCGCTGCAGGCGATTTTCAAGGTTATTATCCCATACGACATGCTCAAGGTAATATAGATTCAAAGTTGGTGTTTAACTGGTTTAGAAAACAAATGGACACACCACATATACCAAAAATATTTCATAACTCTATGTATGATGTTGGATGGTTAAGAGCAGAGGGAGTAGAGGTCAAAGGTCCCATATTAGATACAATGATCATGGCTCCACTGATTGATGAAAATAGAAGGTTCTATAATTTAAATAGTCTCGCTATTGATTATTTAAAAGAGTTTAAAAACGAAAAAACTTTGAGACATGCTGCAAGTGAGTTTGGTGTAGATCCAAAATCAGAGATGTATAAATTACCTGCTAAATATGTGGGTGCGTATGCAGAACAAGATGCTGCCGTTACTTTAAAATTATATGATCATTTTGTAACTCTTTTAGATAAAGAAGAATGCACAAGTATATTTGAATTAGAAACATCCTTACTACCCGTTATTCTAGACATGAAAACAAAAGGGGTACGAGTTGATCTAGATCAAGCAGAAAAAACTAGAAAACAAATGGCAACTCAAGAAAAGAAGTTACTTGATGAGATAGTCAAAGAGACTGGTGTTGCGATTGAACCTTGGGTCAGCACATCTATAGCACAAGTCTTTGATTTTTTTGGACTTGAGTATTCTCGCACAAAAAAGAGCGGGTCTCCCTCTTTCACAAAACAATTTCTCTCTCATCATCCTCATCCAATAGCAAAAAAGATTGTTAAGATAAGAGAACTTAACAAAGCGAATACTACATTTGTTGAAACAATTCTTAATCATGCTCATAATGGTCGTATACATTGTGACTTTCATCCTCTCCGTACTGACGATGGTGGAACTGTAACTGGTCGTTTTAGTTCTAGTAATCCTAATCTACAACAAATACCATCTAGAGATTTAGAAATCAAGAAGGCTATTAGAGGGTTGTTTATCCCAGAGGATGGATGTAAGTGGGGTTCTTTTGATTATGCTTCACAAGAGCCAAGATGGTTGGCACATTATTGTGCTAAACCAATGGATGGATATGTGCATCCTTTGATCGAGGAAGTGGTAACCATGTATAAGGAAGGAAAAGCAGACTTTCATCAAATGGTTGCAGATATGGCAAGTATAAGTAGAAAAGAGGCTAAAACTGTAAACCTTGGAATTATGTATGGCATGGGCCGTAAAAAACTAGCAGACACTTTAGCTATAACAGAAGAAGAGGCAAAAGAATTATTAGAAACATATAATAAAGAAGTTCCGTTTGTGAAAGACTTGGCAACAAGAGTTTCAAACTATGCATCTAACCATGGAATTATAAGAACTCAATTAGGAAGAAAATGTCGTTTTGAATTATACGAACCAAGAGGTTTTACTGCCAAGAGACCTTTGCCACTGAAAGATGCAGTGAAAGAATATCAGAATGTTCAAAGAGCATATACATACAAGGCGCTCAATAGATTGATTCAAGGATCAAGTGCAGACCAAACTAAAAAGGCAATGGTCGATTGTTATGCAGCAGGTTTATGTCCGATGTTAACAGTTCACGATGAACTCTGTTTTAATATCGAAAATGAAGAGCAAGTAGACAAAATAAAAGAGATAATGACCACTTGTGTCCCCGAAGTAAGAATACCTTTTGAAGTTGACGCTGAACTAGGCGATAATTGGGGTCAAATTAGCTAAAAAACTTGAAAACAATCATAGATAGCCGTACAATAGAAGTGCATAACGTAACGTAAGATCACACACGGAGGTATCGTTTCACCTCTGTGTGGCGATCTGAGAGCCTCGTTTTTTCAAAGATTCCATAATTTTGGTGCGTTTTTCGTGTGTTAGTGTTGACCAAGTAGATATTTCACTTAATGTTCTAAAACAACCAATGCAACTATAATTTTCTATCTTACATACGTTTCGGCACGGGCTTACAATACGCTGTGATTTTTTTTGGAGGCTCATCTTCTTGTGGAATCCTTGGTTGATCTGTTAGTTTTTGTGCAAAGTATAGACATCTGTCTACGCTTTTAAATCGTTGTGTCTGATTTACGATTTGTGAGTCTATCATAAACACTAACAGAAATTCAATCATTCTTTTTTGGTCTTCCAGAAATATTCATCAGTATCTCCAAGTCTAAACTTCTGTCCGTTTTCGACCTGGTATTCTATTGTACTGACTTTAAAGTCTGGTTGCAATGGCTCCTCTGGAGTTAAAGAATTATCATAGACACGCATTCTATTGTTTGGATATAAACAAAACTGTCCGTTGCTAAGTTCTATGATATTATGTGATTTATGTTCTGCTGGTTTTTCACTGGTTGAATAATCAATAACATCTGGATCTGCATGATAGTTATCTAATGTTGCCACATATTGACCCGTCAATGTTCCGTGGTCTCTGGTATATACTTCAAAGTCCATGGACGCTATAAAGTTCTTAGTAATAGCAACCACGCCATAATCCATGCAATTCCAAAACTGGAGATTGTAAAGATCCATATCTGGAGTCGGGACAACTGGCTTAGAAACGAATGCACTAATAGGTAGCTTATCATACAAAGCACCATAATCGGGAAGGTAAGTTTCGAAATAAAACGCTCTCCCAGGTATAGACTTGGCTGTAATCCAAATACCTTTAACAAATTCTCCATGACCATCCTCATGATCTTTTAAATATTCTTTTCTGACCCATACATCTATCGAGGGTAAATTGACAATTGATGTTGGCATTATGACTTCGGATTCTTTTTTCTAGCTTTTTTTGTTCGTGCATAAGATCTGTTTTTTGATGCTGATACGACCTTTAATTTACTGTGCTTCTTCAGCGCATTACCACCGACATGATGTACATCTTTGCCATCACCTTTTTTGACAAGACCTTTCTTCATCATTTTTTTACGAGCGTAGTTACGATTAACCCTTTTCTTTCTACGAGACTTGGGTTCTATTTCATACTCTCTTTGGTAGTTACGTTTGTACGCCATTAATGTAACATTTCTTTTGGTATCATTTGTATTTGAACAAGAGGTTGTGAGATATGAGAATCATGATAGTCTCCATAAAAATCATAATCTCTTGTAAAAGTTTCTTTGACAATTACTCCATCTACAATTTTTATAGTAGAGAATTCTTGTCTAATTATATTATCACCATGATCTGAATTCATGGCATCTTTTAACGGGCCATCTTTCAAGTTATCAATCCTTTCCTATATCCATTTGTTCTGTCATAGGTAAGCACATCTTTTCTGTTTTCGCCTTGGTTGTTGTATGAGACATGAACCCAACCAGAACTTGGATCTCCAGTATAGCATTCTAAAATCAATTGATCAAAGTCCATCTTGTCTTGTATATATTGAGCAAGTTTTAAATTATCAACGCCTGGTATTTCTATATCAGCCGCCTGACCTTTTGCATGTTGACTGGTTGATTTTGAGCCAATCGCTTCACATAAGGCGGGACTGCGATACCCAGAGTTAATAACCATGGGTTTTTGAAAGTGATATCGTATCTCTTCTAGAACAGCGTGACACAACTGTTCCATAGCTTCTATATGGTTATCATCTGGTGTGTTGTCAATACCTTTGCGTTCTGCTGTTTGTGATTTTGTAAACTCTGTTAAACTAAAGTGAGCTGATAGTTTCACTGATTTCTCCTTTGTAATATTTCCATATTCTTTGCTGCATCAATGGGATTACTTCCTAAAAGACCTGGAACCATTTTATTTGCAGTTCCTATTATATCAGAAATAGTATTTGTATTCATATTATTTATTGGCTTTGTTGTGGTCGTGGTTGTTTTCTTAGGAGGAGGTGGTGTTACTTTCCCTACATTTTTAGCTTTTCCAAATAAAGTTGTTTCGGCGGGGAAATCAAACTCAGATTTCATGGCTTCATCTACACCACTGACCTCTAATGATTTACCATTTAAATCATCGTATATTTTTCCTAATTCTACTGTAGGAAACTCTTTGGCTACAACTGGTTCATTTGAAATTATTCTAGTGTTATAAAAGTCTTGAATCATGTCTCTGCTAATTGAATAGGGAGCAAATTTACCTTGAGAAATAAATTCAAAATCTTTTTCACTCATTTTGCCTTGAAGTTTCATAACTTTAAATATGGTAGTATCATCCATTCCTACTTCTTTTAATGCTTTTATTTTAGCATATAAATTTTGTTGCAATCTAAATAAAGTTTCATTCCCATCTTTATAACCTTGAATTAAATCTGCCTCTGTTATATTTGCATCATCTATAAAAGCGTTTAAAGTTGTTTTTATACCATTTCTACCTCTGGTAAATTCTTTAGCGCCATAATATAGTGAATCATTTAAGTTGGCTTTTAACCCTCTTATCCCAGTAAAAGCAGTTAAGACTTCAGATGGTGCATCGTACACTATACCACTTTTACTAGGGACAACTTCTCCAGTTAGTTTCTCTGTAAATGCTTTACCTATTCTGCCTTGCTCAATATCAAATCTGCCTCCAGGTCCTACTGCTACGGGTTTAAAAATGGTTTGTTCTAAAATAGCAGGATTAAAAGCATTTAAAACATGAGCAATTCTTTTTTTCATTTTAGTCCCAGCAGAATCTTCTCTGTCGTAAATTTTTATACCCATAGATGTTCTTCCATCTCTAAGACCTGGTGTTACATCAATAATTCTTTCTGCAAACAAAGACTCACCAGCAAAAGGTTCAGAAAAGTTTTTAAATGCTTCAAAAATAGCAAGTCCTACATCTCCGACATCTTGAACATCTAAAGATCCTTTTTTGTTGTAAACATCTAAAGCAGCTCTTGCAGGTTGTAATACAAAATCATATGGCATCATGTAACTTAGATCTGCATATTCAAACTGATACTCTCCTCTAGAATCTTTTTTAACACCAGAAAGAGGCATTATATTGTGTCCTAACATATATTCTGGTAATGCGTGTATTCTAATTTTTTCTAGCTCTTCATCAGTTACACCAGTGAATTTTTGTGCAGTCATGACAGCAGCTTTAGGAACAATATATGCAGAAGAGATATAACCAGTCAATCTCTGTGCTCCTATTGCTCTTATTTGTTTTTGTAATTCTTTTGCGGCTTGACTACCTATTTTTGAAATTAACTCTGGAGATGCAGTAAAAGCTAATTCATCTACACCTCTTGATAAAATATTAGTACTGTTTCTAATTATTTCTGCTGGAAAAGATGCAAAAGCACCAAAGAAAGGCACTCTTCTTATCTTCTTCACCACCTCTGGAACACGACTGTAAATGGGCATTGTGTCTTTTACAATATCACCAGCTAAAACATCTAAACCATCTATATCACTAATTAATTGATTTTTTTGTCTTTTAGCTATTCCAGCTTTGATTAAATCATCAGTTATACCATCTATGTTTTGTATGCCTGCTTTTCTAAAAGCCGCACTATATTTTGCTTTTTCTGCTAAAAAACCTACTGTTTTCCAATAAGTGTCTGTGCCAGTATATAATCTTTGTAAAGGTTTTGCTCCAGGTATTTTATCAACTAAACCTAAAATACCATAGTCCTTACCTTCATTTTTTATTAACTCTCTAAATTCATTGACAACTAAGTTTTCATCTCTTATGCCAAGTCTGGCAGTTAAATCAAAAAATTGTTTTTGTTCTTGTGTAGATAAATTTTGAAGTTGTTTAAAAGACAACGCCATGGATTCACCTAAGTTCATGTTTCTCATGATGTTTCCATTAGCTCCAATAAAAAATACACCAGAGTTAAAGTTTCTAATTTGTGAAAGTGGATTATACACAGTTTTAGTCATTTGTGCTAAACCTTTTAATTGAAGAGAAGCACCCCACACTGTGTTAAAAATACCATCACCTCTAAGACCCATCGTTAAAGAATTATATATCTCTGGAGCAACATAATCGCCAGATAAGTTTCCATACTTACCTCCAAACACAGACAGTTTTTCTGCAACTTCTTGTGTTAATTCAGATCCACCTGCTTCATCTAAAACAGAACCTGGCACTCTTTGTGGAACATATTCTCCCAATTTAACATAACCATTTTGTTTTAAAAAATTTATTGAGTTAGGATCAGTTAAATTTTCACCAGAAATAATTAAAGGTCTACCACCTCCACTTAAAGAAGCTATTCCTTCATCTGCATTAACTTTCATTTGATTCGATAATCCAGCGTATAAACGACTTCCGTTTAGTGTCATAGACATGTCTTCTATTGTTTGTGTGTAGATATTTAAAGGATCTGTCTTTTCATTTAATAATTTTCTAAGTTCTGGCACTCTATCTAAAAAGGCACTTCTTTTTTTTAAAAGACCTTCTGAAACTTCATATAAAGGTTTTTGTCCAACCAGTTGAGGACCTTGTCTTAATGCCAAAGCGGTTTTTTTCATTGTTTCATTTGCAGTTATACCACCATTAACAGAATTCTCTTTTATAATATCTTCTACTATTTCTGTTGCTCTTACAGTTGCATTTTCGTCCTCTGGAAAACTAGCTGCTATTTTTCTTACGGCGGCTGAATATTCTGGTTTTGCTCTAATTTGAGTTAATGTTTCACCTTTAGCAAAAGCACCTTCATAAGTTCTTCTTATATACTCTCCTTGTTGCTCGTTAATTGTATTAATAAGTTGATTTCCAAAATTTGCATCTAATTCACCACTATTTATTTTAGTCTGAATATCATCTCTAAATTGTGTTGATAGATCATCAATATGTTTCCTCATATTTGTTGCAGCCGTTTTAACTGCATTCCCATAAGAATCTAAAGCTGTTGAATTTCTATTTGTTAAAAAATCATACAAATTATTGTGTGCTTGATTAATGCCTAGTCTGCCTCTGCCAAATAATCTTTGACCATTAACAACTTTATTTAATTCTTTTTCAAATCCAGCTATATTAGCTGCAACTTTATCTGCGTCTAATTTTGTAATGCCTTTTATATCTGCAAGTTGTTCATAAACTTCACTAGGAGTTACTCCTTTACTAGCAAAATATTTTTCTGGTAACCGACCCAAACCTTTATTTATTGTAGAACCTAAGAAAGAAAAGCCTTTACTTACTGCTTGTAAAATAGATGGGATACCTGGAATTTGTAAAGTTGTTTTAGCGGCAGCGCCTACAATAGGAAATGCAGCTTCGACCGCTAAACCAAATGCAGTGGCTTCTGCACCTAGTTTTAATTTGTTCGATATTCTTCTTTTCGCTTCATCTATTGAATTAACTTTAATTTCATTATCTGTTTTCAAGGCATCTGGCAATGCATCAAAACTGTCAGATAATGTTACTGCATTATCTGGTGAGGATAAAAATTCAGCTGCTCCTCCTCTTATACTAGTTCTGCCTGCTTGTTCTACTCTTCTAGCAACCGTGGATCTTTGCCCTATTTTTAAAGGTTTTTGAGCTACTTTAAAAACTTTAGCTACTTTTCCTAATCCTAAAAAAGAGCCTAAAAAACCAGATAATCTTTCTGCTATTTTACCACCACCAGACTCTGGAGTAAGACCAGTGTACTCTTGAAATTTGTTATAAGATTTTTCTACCTTATCTGCTCTTTCAGAATCTCCCATGAGATTAAAAACAGTTTTAGTAGGCTCTACCACCAAACCTCTAGCAAGACCAGATCCAACTCCTTGTGCTATGTCACCAAAAGTTGTTTCTTCTACTTTTTGTGGAGTTTCAAGACCACCTTGATCTTCACTTATAGTTTCTGTTTTTTGTTTGGCTAATTCTGCTTGAAGAGCACTTATAATTTGATCATTATTTGTGTTATCTGGTGCTTCAACTTCATATTTAGATCCATCTGGTAATTCAACTTCATATTTAGCCATGTTTTACCTTTAATTTATTTTTTTTATTTTTATACCACTGGTATCTGTTTTTGTTTCCTCTTTAGTGTCGGTTTCTTTTTGTATGTTTTGAGGTATCTTTCCAGTCAAAACACCTCGTATTATTGCTTGTGTATCAAAGTTTGTAGCTTGATTTTTAAAAGGACTAGCATTGTATATGCCCATCACTTTATTTTGTATTGTATTAACTTTTTGTTGATCAGAAGATTTAATAAAATTGGCATACTCTGTTTCACTCATGTAATCTTTAGGATTGGCTGCTATTGTGGTAGTTAAAGTTTGTCCAAACTTATTATTATTCTTACCAGCGTTATCAATCATTTTGTTTATAACTGTAGTAACTCTGTTTAATCTGTTTTCCTCTTTCTTAAACATTCTTTCTTTTGCAGATTCTTCTGCTTGAATAGCTAATTTTGTGGCTGTTAATTGTATTTGTCTTTTTTCTTTTCTATCGTCATCCAGTGCATCACCATACATTTTAAAACCTTGTGCAAGTCCTCTTGTTATATTTGTCAATGCATCTGGACTGTCTCCAGCAGCGATTAATAATCCAGTCATAATAAGGTTAAAATCTTTGTCTGATTTAATACTTCCTTTATCTCCAACTGTTGATTCTAATATATTAGAATATAAAGCTTTTCTATCGGTTAAACTTAATCCCTCTAAGTTAACTCCCAAAACATTACTTAAATTATCTGTATTTAAATTTTTATTGTTAGCATCTAAAAAATTATTAGAAAAAGAATGATTCTCTGCTGTAGCATTTGAACCCTCTTTTTTAGCCTCATCTATTTTTTTAGTGTTTTTATTTTTTGTATTATTAATCACAACTTCTGTAGATTGTTTATCTTCTGACAAATCCTTTTCATTGTGTGATGCCTCTCCAACTATTGATGCTTCTCCAAGAAGATTTTCAGGTCTTAATTTAGGAACTTCTGGAAACTCTTCACCTTCACCCTCTACCCTTGGACCACCAGTAACAGAAACAAATTCTTCAGCTTGTATCTTATCTTTTTTTTCTTGTTCGTATGCTTTTCTTCTTTCTTCAAGTCTATCAATTACATCCCCTGGCATTTTTTTAAAAAAGTCCAGTGTTTTGTTTATTTTAGGTGTAATAAAATCTGTAAATTTTTTAATGTTTTGTTCAGTCCCAACGATAGTATCGCTAATAATACCTGGGACATTTTGTTGTTTGTCTCCCATTTTAAACGGACCAACATCCCCAGCAGGTTTTGCAGGCATAACATCTATACCTTGAGTGGCTGCTATTCTATTTTTTAGAACATCTTTTCCTTTTCTACTTCTAGCTCTTGCTATTATATTTTTTGTTTCGGCTTTTTCATCTTCAAGAGCGTCTACATTACTTTGGTATATATCACCAAATCTTGAAAAAGGATTAAGAATAGTTAATATTGAACTCCCAAGTCCTGTATCTCCAGTAGGAATAAAACTAGTGTTTGGTATTTGAGTAGAAAATTGAGAAGGATAGTTTAGTCGAAACTTAGTGCCTGGTTGTGTTATTTGTGCTCTAGGATCTCCAGCTCCAAATCTATTAACACCACCTACACTAAACCTTTTCATAAGCTCTGGACCACTAGCCATGATACCAGTAGCGCCACCAGTAGCGCCACCAGCTTTCTTACGAAACATCTTTCTATTATATACAGTCATATTAAGCTGCTCCAAAGTTAAATAAGTTACCAAATCCTCTTGCTTGTCCAGCTGCACCAAGTCCAGCAATACCAAGTCCTAATAACTGTGATGATCGACTTGGTGGTGGTGTCGTGGTTGTTGAATAAGTTTGTTGCAATGCTGGTACACCTCTAAAGATGTCAGACATAAACCCTATTCTTTGGAAAGGCAATGCTTGTTGAGCTAATTGATTTGCTCTTTCAACATCAAGCTCTCTTTGTCCTTGTTGTTGTTGCAATCCACCAATGCCTAACAATGTGTTAATATCTTGCACACCCATTTGTTGTCCAAGTTGTCCAAGACCCGCTTGTGACACACCCAACTGACCAGTTAGTTGTGCTTGTCTCAATGCTTGATTAGCTTGTTGTTGAGCCAAGTTTTGTGCTTGTGCAAAACCTTGTGATCTTAACTGTGCTCCAGTTCTTGCTTGTTGATCCATTGTATCGGCTGCAATCTGTCCTTGTAATATGGCTTGTCTGGAGCCACCAAATGCACCAGAACCTGCTGCACTTGCTTGTGCTTGTAGTTGTTGTTGTCTTCCTTTGTCTGCAATGTCTGCCTGTGTTCTTGCGATGACATCTTCCATAAAAGGATCCATAAATTGTTGATAACTCGTAGGATCAAAACTCGCAGCTTGTGCGCCTGCAATACCTTGTCCTACTGCTGCACTACCTTGATCGAGAAAAGGTTGGAATGCACCAACTCCTCCTAATGCACTTGCTATTGCTGCTTTTTGTCCTTCGGATAAATCTGCTAATTGCTGTTTAGAGAATGGCATTTGTGTGCCATCACCCGTCAAGTTTTTAGCACTTTCAAAAATATCTGCTAAAAATTCTTCTTGAAAAGGTGCTAACCTTACTATTTGTTCTTGTTTAGTTTCTGCCATTACGCAACCCTCTCTAATTCAGACATCATATCATACATTCTAGCTGCACCCAAGTCCCTATCTCCACCACCAGCGCCTCTTACGGCTTTGGCAGTTAGAACAAATTCACCGTCAGATAGCCTAGCTGGTACAGAGTCACTTGTGCCTGTTCCAGGGCCCTCTACTTCTCCACCACTTGCAGCGAATTTAGTTGGTGCTACGCCTTGTTGTTTTCTAAGGTCTTCAAAATATCTCTTTCTGTCTTCTTCATCATCTAAATTATAAGCTTTGTCTCCTATCAACCCTATTCCTAGTCTTGATTTACCTACTGGATCTGGTTGTCTCGAAGCAAATGTTTTCTTTTCTTCTTCTTCACCTAAACCACTAAGAGCTGCTGCACCAAGTCCAAGAGTTGCTATGCCAGTTGGAGAGGTAAAGAAACTTCCAGATTTATTGACTGGAACAGAGTCAAACCCTTTTACTTTATTTAATCCAAATGCACCAGTAGAGCCACCACCTTTATTTACTGCTCCAACTATTTGTCTATCTGGTGGTAATTTTTCAAAGCGTGGACCATACCCACTAAGTTTGCCTACTCCGTAAGCTAAAGCGGCATTTGTTAGTGCTTCTTGTGTGTCCCTACCTGCTGCAAGAGATCCTATACCAGAACCTATGGCAGCTCCTATTGGACCACCAACATACATACCAATAGCACTACCAATTACTGGCGCTGCTTGTTTTAATGTTCTTGTGATGTTTTTAAAGATTCCCATTTTATCTACTATACCATTTATGTAACAATTTTAATAGTACCACTGTCGTTAAACAAAGCTCCTACTTCTAGTCCACTAGAGCTAGTTGGTAAGTCAGTCAATGTAATTTTAGTTGCTCGTAACTCACCTGGATTTCTCTCTTGTGAAATAAATATTTCTAAAGATCTTACTAAATCTTCTACATATTGTCTATCAATCTGTTCTGGTGGCTCTGGTAATCTTGGTGCTGGTACGCCTACTAATGCCATTATCTTCTTCCGTCCTCTCTAATATCAATTCTTGGTGTTCCCATTTTAAATTTACACCCTAAAGCACTGGAATCAAGTCTTATTGCAAAAGATCTTCCTCTAATTCTGTAGTCAAGTTTATTTGTAAACGCTTCAACTGGATTTGTTGCCGTTCTAGTAGCAGTTCCAGTTCCAGTTTGAGAAAAGTCTTCGCCTGGAAAGTCTCTTGCTTTTACTGTAAAAGTAGCATTTGGAGAACTACCAGTAACAGAACCAGTAAAAGTTAAATCTGGTATGACTCTTCTGATAAAAGCAAACTTTTCTCCATCTCCCATATCCATAGGCGATGTTTCTACAAAAGAAGTCATTGCACTTCCATCGTCATCAAACCCTAATTCGTGATTAAATATGTATCCACTACCTGCTGCTATTGGAAAGTTTCTTATACCTCTATCGAGCCATGCTGTTCTAGTTAAAGACCCATAATACCAAACCTTTTCATTGTAATTCCATATAACATATTTATCACACTCACTAGAGTCGGCAGATGGATAAAACCACCACACCTCACCAAACTCTGAATTAATACCAGCAACAACTTTGTCTCTTTGTGCTAAGTTAAAATCTAAAAATATTTTGTCTTTTACTGTGCAAGGTAACTGTGCAGTCTGTCCAGCGTGAACATAAAAGTTATCAATACCCATCCAATATACAACATCTTCTGTAGCAATAGCCGAAGCAGAAGACATAATTGTAATATTAGACGCTAACTGTGATATACCAAAAGTA